CAACCTCGGACGAAGTGATGCACCAGTTCGTCGGCGCACGCTGGGTGCGACGGTGAACGAGGTGGCTGGCCTCGGACATGCGAATCACGAGCGACTGGAGGTGCTCAGGATCGCTGACGCCCGAAGGAGTCGCACGGTCCCAATCCAGAGTCGCCAGAGGCTCGACAGCGTTGAGCGCCGTGCCCGCGATCTCGCGGTCAATCTCAGCCGTCATCTCATCACTCATGTGAGCGACGAGGTCGGCGTCGATGTCACGACCCCAGAGGGCGCGGAGATCGTCCGCAGCCTCGACGGAGGCCAGGCTCTTGAGCTTGCGGCTCTCGGCCCGAATCTCTTGGATCGCGATGTCGAGTTGGACCTCAGGAATCCGAGGGTTCAACTCGTTGTCGTAACGGTACTCGATCAGGACTTCGTCAGTCGCGGCCGGAGCCGTGGTGAAGTTGACCTGAACCTGACCAGCCTGGTAGTTCACCGTGCCGCCAGCGAGAGGACCGCCAACCACAGGAGTGAAACCGCCGGTGCCGTTGTCAGTTCCGACCAGAGTTCCTGCCGCAGTCGTTCCAGCGGTACGGGTCAGAACACGCATGGTGCCTGCCAGGATCCGAGGGAACTTCATGTTGGAGGAGAAGCTGGTGTTGATAGCGTTACCGGTTCCAACAGACTCACCATCGATGAAGTTGCTGGAGTACCACTTGTTGAAGGTCTTGTTCATTTCCTGACCAGCAACGACCTGACCCTTGTCAGTGGCGTAACGTGGACGGTAGAACGCGATTCCACCGATAGGCCCGGTCATGGGCTGCACGGAAGCGATTTGCGTGGCGACCAAACGCACAGCAGCGCGCCTGATAACGGGGAAAACGAACTTGAGGAACGGGCCAACCGAGAGAGCACGAGTCTCCTCAGACAGCCGCTTCAGGTGTTTAGCCTGGTTCTCCAACATGAAGGCCGCGATGGACTTCACATACTGGGCTTGTCCACGCGGGGTGAACTTGTCCAGTTCGTCTTCGATGCCCTCCAGAAGGGGGGCCCACTTGTTGACGTATTGACGGACCATACCGTGGTCGGCGAGGGCGCACCCTTCCGCACTCTCGGCGATCATCGAACGAGCTTGGAACATGGTGATTCCCTCCTAAAATGCTCTTCTACTAGCGAAGTCTGTACCGATCCCGGAAAGAGCCCGGATCTCGGCCATCGTTGTGTTGAACCCTTCCAGACCAGGAATGGCCTGATTGGATTCGGTGAGTTGAGTAAACCGCTGCTGATCACCGGCGGTAGGAGCTTCACGGCCTCTACCAAGAGATCGACGGATTCGTTCGCCAACGCCACCAGGCTCACTTGCCTGGATATCCCACTGCTCTGCCAATCGCTGAACTTCAGCCTTGGTCGTCACCTTGCCGCTCTCGACTAGCGACATAATGTCGCCGCCTCGCGGGTGACCAGCAGTTCGTCGGACGGTATATGAGTGTAGATCTGCTTCAGACGCTACTTGATTTGCGTTTCGAAGCTCTCGCTCCAGGCGAGTGATGTGGTCAGCCGCCTCAGCGATAACTCCATCCTTCTCGCGAACCTGGGCGCCAAATCGACGAGAGAGACCATCGATTTTCACCGACATCTCTTGTCGAAGTTGATCGAGTTCCTCACTCGCAAGATTGGCTTCGTGGCGAGCAAGGTCGGCCTTGTGCTCTTTGAGCTTGAGGCGTGTGCTGGCCTGGTTCTGGGCGTGTTCGTGAGTCTCTGAGATACGACGAATCACAGAACCGACGTGATCTCGCAGTTCCTCGCCAGTGAGGAACTGGTCTGGATCACCAATCGACTCGCGGATCTGGTCTGCGTTATCGCGACCAGAAAGCGCACGTTCGATGTAGAGGCGGTAACCAAGCCCGCGAGCTTGAGTCTCTGTGTGAGTTCGCGACTCGGTCAACTCTTGAATGGCTACGTCCTTCATGACCAAGGCAGCCGAACTTTGTTCGACTGACTCGCGCATCACTCCAAGCTTCGCTTCGTAATCGTCCATGACGATCTGTTGATCTGGAGATGGCTGATAAGGAGCCAACTTGCGGGCCAGATCTTCCATGAAGCGCTTTGCTCCAGCGACTGAAGGATCAGAGAGAAGCTCACTCTTGACGATCTCTCGGACTTCGTTGCGCTGCTCTTGAAGAGCTTTCACGAGCTTGACGGCGAAATCCTCGCGAAGCTGCTCGCGAATCTCAGCCTCAACCTGAAGCTTGATGTCTTCACGAAGCTTCTCACCAGCCTCGTCGAGACCCAGCTTGAACTCTTCCTCAATGCGCTCCCGAACTTCCTCTTCAGCAATCTCAGCACCAGCTTGACGGGCACGATCTTCGATCTGCTCAATGATCGGTCCGAAGGTGGCGCGAAGGTGGTTCTCGTCGACATCAGCCGTATCGACATCTTCCGCGACGAGCGCCGGATAAGCATCCCGGCAGGCAGGATCGGCAACGAAATCGAATCCGTGAAGCTTGAAGTCTTCGCCGACGACGTGGTGTACTTGCCGATGACGCTTCCGTCACTCTCAACGCGGAGGCCAATGCAGATAGCACCAGCCTCGCGGATCCGGGACTTACCGTCAGTCGGGTGATCAACAGCAGCGAGCAACGAACGAGAGTTGATCCGCTCCTGAAGTCTTTCAACTTCGCGGCGCATGATCGACTCGCCGTAAAAACGCTTGTTGGCTGTCGCTACACCGCAACGACCCACGAGACCCTCAATGATGAGGGATCCCGAATTCTTGGAGTCTTCCTCCAAGATCGTCATCTGGGTGAAGCCTTCAGACTCCACCAGCATGTTGTCGACCAGTGGCCGACGAGTAGCCGACGCATTCGTAAGGAAGCGTTGCTCTACTTTCGGGCTCATTGTTTTGGTCGTCATTGATGTTCTCCAGACCTAGTCGTGGTTACCTGATACCGTCCTCGACTGTGGTTACTGAACGTGATGCATTGCCTCGATGCCCTTTTGGATGTCGTTGTGAAGGCGGTTGAGATCCTCCTCAGCGACACGGAAGGCAACGTCGCCGTCAGCAAGACGCGACAGATAGTTCTGCGCATCTTCGGCGATGGTGTAGAAGAACTGAGCGACCTGAACGCGCTGATCGTCTTCTGGGAGATTGATTTCGTCGTCTTCTTCCAGACCCTCGTCGTCGCGGATCACAGAGACGATGCGCTCAACTAGGTCAGACGCCGACTCGGCAGCCTTCTCGAAGCCTTCGATCAGCTTCGACTGGGTGGATACAGCCTGACGCTCAGGACTGCCGCCGATAGAAGCGACTTCGTCGAGGATCGAGTTGAGACTGGCGTCTTCTTGGAGGTTCGCCACGGACTGAGCGGACTCGTCCTTCTTCTCGTCCTCGTCCTCGTCCTCGTCGCCGTTCTCCCAGAACTTGGGCTTCTTGCCCTTGTCGTCGCTCTCGTCGTCGGCCTCCTTGAGGATCTGGTTGAGGTCGTTGACGGCCTCAGTCAGACGAACGTTCTCGGACGAGAGGAGCGCAATGTCCTCGACGGCGGTGTTGAGCGCGAAGCCGAAAGCGTTGATGACGCCACGGAGACCCTGATCGTTGAGTCCGTCATTGTCCTCACTGAAATAGGTGTTGACGACCTCCCAGGCGCGAGTCAGTTGATCCTTCTCGGCTTCCTCGGCCAACTTCTCTTCCTGCTCGGCAACTTCCTGTGCAGAAGGAGTAGTAGGAATCATGAACGAGGGGATCATCTTCCCGTTGACGTTCTCGTCTTCGTTCTTGGCTCCACCACGGCTACTGCCGTACTTGCCGGTGGGTCCGACATTCTCGTCGCCGCGAACCGGAACGTAGGTGTAGTGACCGGCTGGCTCATCGCCCTGAAGGTCAACGTCGCCGCCAGGGTCACCAGGCTTCTTGTCGCCGGGAGGGCCTGCGTAGTCGCCACCCTTGTTGTCCGGCTCTTTGGTCTGTGCGGGACTGGTCGAAGGAGAGCCCTTGGACTCCTTGGAGCCTTCGTTCAGGCCGAGAAAATCCAGATCCTCCATGAGAGTGCTGGTTGGTCCCTGGACTGGAAGCATCATGTTGGTTTCTCCTGGGCCTTTTGGACCTAGCTGGGGACTTCGTCCGTCGTCTCTGTGAGTTCTGTGAGGAAAGCGATTCCGTTTAGCAGACGTGGCGTTGCTGCCATGACCGCTTCGTAAACTGCAATCACTTCGTTCGTAGCCCTGCGGTCCAGATTGAGGAGCGCGGTAATCGCCCTCTCGACGTCTTCTGCGATGTCGCGAGCGAGGGACTCGATGTCTGAAGCTGATTCTGTTGTGTCTAGTTGACGTGCAGCCAGCGAAAGAGCCGACGCCTGCTCCTTGAGGAAAGCGAGCAGATCCGTGACGGATCGTTGGATGTCTTCACCGATAGGAGTCGGGATTTGCTCTTCGACGCCCTCACGAAGGCCGACAACGTGGTGCCACCAAGCGTCACGGGTTAGTGATCGAACAGTGACTTCGTTGTTGATCTGGCGCTGAAGATCGCCTCCAGCGTCCAGAGCCTCGGCAATCGAAGCAATCATGGGCGCCGACCCATCGAAGTCTTCATCGAGAATCTTGTCGACGGCCACTCTGGCAGTTTCCATGACCTCGTGTCCGAGGTCAGCAACCGGCGTCGACGATTCGAAGATGGAGGCGCGGCCCAAAGTAACCTTGTTGGTCTCTGAATCCAGGGACCACTCGACCTGCACGACATTACCTGCGGGATCCTTCGCCACGAGGTGGTGAGGGAAGGTCGCGAGAAGCTCGGCTGGTCCAAAGCGCCAATTCGAAGACTCGATTAGACGAACGAGCGTCTTTCTCTTCGACTCCCAAGAATTTTCCTTGAGACGCGAAATCGTATCGTCGGCTGCGCGAGCAGCACGAAGTTGATCGAGAACTTGGTTTTTTAGGACGACTGACATTCTTCTGCTTTCACGTTCCTCTAGTTACTAGATTTACGTTCTATATCTATACCCGTCAACTATGTTTGTCCAAGAAGTTGGGTTTCCTCTTGGTTTCATCGACCATTGTTGGGCGAAAACCGATTTTTTCCTGCGGAGGGAACACTCGTTAAACGGCCATTAGAGCGCCTTAGAGCAGCTTCGCGAAATTCCTTAAGGAAAGAATTAGTTTCATCAAGTCGTCTCGCGAAACCTGCATCATTTGCCTGAAGGTTTCCTATCATATCGACTAGTTTCTGATGATTTCGACGAGATTCTCGGTCGCGCTTCTCTTCGAGACGACGACGACGATCATAGGCCCTGAAGGCGGCTGGCGAAGATCCCTTCGCGGGACGACGAGACTCTGCGAATCCACCCGGCACCTGAGAGTATCCAGCACCATTCGCGCTTGGTACTTCTGAGTAGCCACCACCGGCTCCACCGGCAGAAGGAACCTCTGCGTAACCACCACCAGCACTTGGTTGAGGTTGTTCTTCGTCAACATCGGGAGGACGACCACCGGTGAAAGCTGCAAACGACGGATCCATTCCCATCGCATCAGCCTGATTCGCCTCTCGGTAGCGTTGTTTCTCGATTTCCTCAATCTCTGCGTCAGGGAGTTTGAATACATTCTCCAGCAACCAGCGCTGTGAGACGTAGGGCTGGATACGCGCAGCAAAGTCGGCGCGAGCGTTCTTCACCTCCATAGCAGCCAGTTCGTAGATGTTGGACGGCACAGTCATCATGATGTCCAGATCAACAGCCCACGGATTGGTGTGACCGCGTGCAGCCAGATCGATGCGAACCAGGCGCTCGATACCGTTCTTGAGTTCCTTTTGGATCTGGAGGCTGACGCGGGCGGCGCGAACGTCCTCATTCGAGAGGATAGCGCGACCTTGGATGGGTGAATCCTGACCAAGGTAAGCGCGAGGAACCATGAGGGCTCCATGCAACTTGCGCTGGAAATACTGAACGTCGTCGACGTTCTGGTAGTCAGGCCCCGAGAGAACCTCAACACGTGAGAGAGCACGACCGTCTCGAACGGCGATGAAGAAATCCTCATCGTTTGCGAGCGGGTTGTAACGCATATCGAGGAAGTTGTTGTTCGGGTTGACCATCTTCTTCTTCTTGAGGTCGCGCTTGGCGCGCTTCAAGAAAGACTCAACACGATTCGCCGGAACGTCGGTAACGTCCACGTAGAAGGCGTATCTGGCAGGTGATCTAGTGAGCTTATAGATCATGACCGCGTCTTCGAGCATTACGAGACGCTTCCAGATCCAACGCGCGCCCTCAGCGACACTTACGCCGTAGGGAGAGCGCCGGGTCGTAGA